GCTCTAACTAATTACTGTTTTCTTATCAGTTTCTAGAAATTAGATAATTTTAAGCAATATCAATAGAATATTTTTTATTTTTGGCTAGACTATGGCACTTTTTTGGCATAGGGGGGCTGGGGGTACACCCCTGGTAGTAGTACGTATCATGGATATATACACAGATTAGGTATTTCAAGTGTTAACCACTTAACTAACTGTTGAAATGCTGCAGATTAGCGTATAAAAAAGGGTACATTTTGGGCAGTAAAAACACAGATAAAATATTTTACTTGACAAAAAGTCAAAAACCGAGTATAATTATGTATAGTAAAACTAAATAGTCAACTATAAGTAGTATATAACTATAATAAACACTATAACTACATAGTAAAACTAAAATTACCCCAATAATTTCCGTGCTAAATAAATTGTTTCTTGACAATGAGTAAAAAATCAGTAAAACTATATACACCAGAGAATATTTTAGAATCATTTTACGATGCTATTCGTACAAATACTTTACATAAGTTACACATTCCTCACAGTTCCGTATTTTACACTCGTGCTGCGATAGAAGCAAAGACAGGTAAACGTTATACGCTGAAGCACGTAGAGAATGCGATGAAAGCAGAGGGAATGTTAGAGGATGTTTGAAGCATTTGTGCTTGTTTGTCTAGTAGGCACAACGAATATATGTCACACGCTAGAAGATTTAGAAGGACCTTACAAAACAGAAAAACAATGTGTTGAGAGAGCATATGAGATAGCTGTAGAGTTACCCTCATATATGCCAAACTTTTACGCTTTGAAGTATAAATGTATGGTTGAAAAAGGCAAAGTTAAAACAACATGGCAGAAAAACGAAAAAAGCCTAAAAAGCGTGGAGGATTAAAAGGATTCACTCAGAAGAGTGGAGATATGCGACCCACCAAAAGTGGTGCAGGGATGACCAAAAAAGGTGTCGCTAAATATAGAAGGCAAAACCCGGGCAGTAAACTAAAGACAGCAGTAACAGAAAAGAGTCCATCTAAAGCTAGAGCTAAAAGACGTAAGTCTTTCTGTGCGAGAAGTGCAGGTCAGATGAAAAAATTCCCTAAAGCTGCAAAAGACCCGAATAGCCGATTACGACAAGCTAGAAGAAGATGGAGATGCTAAATGCCAATAAAAATCGTACCTAAAAATGAGACTGCAGTTCAAAAAAGAGAACGCATTCGTCAAGAACAAAAAAAGAGATTTGAACAGAGACAAAAGCAGAAAATGATGACAGGTGGACTAGACGATCCAAATGTCAAGTCACCTAAAAAGTCACCTGCTGCGATGAAAGAACAGAAGAGAAAAGCTGACATACGTAAGAAAAACAAAGCAACTCTTGGTTCTATCTTTGATAGATTCATTGCAGGTCCTAAACTAAAGAAGAAGAAACTAGGCAAGGTAGACGTTGGACTATCAGAAGCAATGAAAAAGAAAAGACCAACAGGTATGTCTCCAGGAGCACTAGGTGGCAAAGCTAAACCAAAAGCAAAAACGTTCAGAGACTACAAAACAATAGCTGCTGCGAAGAAGGCAGGATCTTTATACTATATGGGTAAAGATGGTAAGAAAAAGGCCGCAGTCACAAAGGCTGATCTAGATAAGAGTGGATTATCTTTGAGAGATTACCTAAACTTTATGACAGGCAAGACAAGAAAGTCTGCCAAGAAGCCTATGACTAAAACTAAAACTGTACTAAGTGGTGGAGCTAAAGGTGGACCTGTAAAGAAGCTTAGTAGAACTGGACCTACTAAAATGGGTAGAAAAAATACAAGGATGATGTAATGGGAGCTATGTTCGCACCATTATTCTTCAAAGTAGGCAAGGTTGTTGTTGCTGCTGTAACTAGATCTGTTGCTAATTATCTTAGAAAAGAGGTTGCTAAAGGTGCAGCAAAACAACTTTCTAAAACTGCGGCTAAAAAGGTTAAAAATGCTCCTCGCATAACTAAAATTAAACAACTAAAGCAGACTAAACCTAAAGTACAAACTCAGACCAAACCCAAAGCACAAACACAAACTAAACCTACTTCACAGACTAAACCTAAGTCGCAAACTAAACCTAAAACTCAGCAGAAAAAAACTCAGCAAAAGAAAAAACCTGATGATAAGAAGCCTGGAAATATCATAACTCGTAATAAAGGTAAGATACTCACAGGCTTAACTTTAACTGCACCATTTGTTGCTGGACAGTTTACGGGTTCTGAGAAAGGCAAAGCCATGCCTAAAAAGAGTGATGTAAAAACTAGCGACAACAAAAAGACCTCAGAGACTAAACCATTAGCACCAAAACAAGATGCTCTCAAGAAACTCAGAGATATTAAAGTAAAAGATATCAAGACAAAACCACTTCAACAGAAGAAAAAAGTTGATGACAAGCCAAAAAGAACAAACATCACAGCAGGTGGTAATGTAGGATTTGGCTTGAAGGGTAACATCTTTGCATCTAACGAAGATGAAAGAAAGAGACTTATGGCAAAGTTTGGTGGTACAGGTTCTGCGGCTGCTCGTGCTGCTATGAAAGGTACACAAGGTAATATTAAAAGCAAATCTAAAAAAGGACACACAGACATGAGAAAAGGGGGATTGTTCTATGGCTAAAAAGAAAATGAAAAAAGGTAAGATTGCTATCGTGATAGCTGTAGGCAAACCTAAAGGTATGGCTTATGGTGGAATGGCGAGTGGAAAGAGACACTTATATGCTTCATCAGGAGCTGCTGTAATAGATAACCTACCAAACAAAGGACTTAGAGCACTCGCTAAAACAGAAAAAGGCAGAGGTGCTGTAAGAAATATGGGGTTTGATGTCTAAACGTGATTACAAGAAAGAATATGCTAACGAATCAAAGGCACGTAAAAAGAAACGTGTAAATAGA